CCACTTCCCCATCTTCTGCGGTTTGACGGCCGCGGACTGCTCCATGGTATCAAGAGCCTGTGGTATTTCATGTGCTCCCTGCTGTGCCTCCATAACGACAACCTCAATTGGGTGGTTAATCCGCCCACCGAGATTGACATCTCCTCCCTGGTGGACCCTGACGACATTGACGACTACCCGGGCAAGAAATACCTCACCCGGGGCACGGTCAGCGGCCAACAGGCCATCCGCACAGTCGAGCGCAGAAGCATCACCAATGAAATCCTGGCGAACGAAAACTTCGCCCAACAGCGCTTTGAGGAAGGCACCTTTATAACCAGCTTGGTGCGGGGCCTGCCCGGCTACCGTGCGGAAGTCACCGCCCGGGAGTCGGCCCAGAGCCTGGAGCAGAACCTCACCGTCTTTGGCCTTATCGGCAAAAACCTGGAGCACGGGGCCCTGGACGCCATCTTGGCCGGGGCCGAAACCGTGGCCATCAATATCACCTATGATGAAATGGCCACCCTCATGGGGCAGGAATGGGCCGACCGCTATGCCGATCCCTCCTCCCCCACCGGTCTGAAGCTGCCACAATTGACCACCGGCAATTTCTCCGTATCCGGCATCTCGGCACTCATGCGGGATTGGGAGATTATCCGCAATATCCGGGAAACGATCCTGCCCCTCTTTGCTGAAGGACAAATATTCCTGCCCTATTTGAAGCCCTACGCCCTGCTTAAGTCATTGGAAAAACGCCTGAACCTTAAGGATGAGGGAATCGTCGTAGACCAACAGACGGCTGACGCCATTGACGGGGCCCAGCAATTTCAACAAGAACAGGCAATCCAGGTGCAGGCCCTCCAGGATGCGGCTTCCGGCCAGGAGGCCGCGGGCTTCCTGATGCAGCCCCAAACCAATGAACAGATTGCTATGCCGCCCGCAAGTCTGGGGGCTGGAACGGAAGAGGGTATGGCATGACCGACATCTTAAGCAGTCAAGGCGTGGATATTGACATCGTGAGCGGGCGCCCCCTGACGCACTCGTCCCGGCCAAAGACCGAAAGCGCCCAGGATAAATACCATGAGGCGATTCAGAACAGCATGGCGCTGAGAGCGGAACTCCAAAAGAGTCCCGCACTGAACATACTGACGAAGCTCTATGTCAATATTTTGACGGATCTGGCCAAGCAGGACGTCCGCTGCCAGACCATTGAAGCCATCGCCCGGGAAATGGGATTCGAGGTGGACCTGGCCCCAAAGATTGCTGAGGAGAGGATGAAGCAGCTTATGGGGCCATCCCTGGCCAGAGAATATCTGCAAGCAAAACATGCCGCCCCATAAGGGATACCGGCAAGGACATAAAAACTATGCCCCACCCGGCCCGCCAGGACACCCGGGGGAGAGGAGCAGTGTATGAGTGAAGGCGCAGAAGCAACATCGGTAAAGGCGGTTGAAACCATCGGTCCGGATAATCCCGACTCCTTGGGTGCCGTCATAGACCGCATCCAGGAAAACAGGGTTTTCTCCGGTCATCCTGCGGACACCGAGGGCAATCCTGAAACGCAGGATGAGAGTGGGGGTGAACAGACTCCATCGGAGCCTGCGTCAGCGCCAGACAAGCCCGACGAGAAGCCCCCCGAGAAAGAGCCCCCGAAAGAAGCAGGAGACGGCCAGGCGGAGGATTGGGGCTTCACCCCCAAATACAAAAGCCACCGGGAGGCCGAGATCGGCTATCAAGAAGCCGAGCGGAAGATGCACGAGGCCACTCAGGCCGCCGCCGCCGCCAAGGCAGAAGCAGAAAAACTGCGCCAAGAACTGGAAGAGGTTAAGTCCGGCAAGGCCCTACCCTCAAAAGAGGAAACTCAGGAGCCTAAGACCAATGAACAACTCGTGGCTGCCTATGAATCAGCCCTGACCGAAATCAGTGAGCTTGACCCCTATGACCCGAATTACCACAAGCTGGCCGCCAAAGCCTGGGCCAAAACCGGGCTGGACAAGCTCCTGCTGCAATCCGCTCTCAGCGAGATTGACCGGCGCCTGGAAGAACGCCTCCGGGGGGCGTCAGGGCAAGATGCCCAGCCCCCGCTGGCTGCCGGCACACCACCCGCTACCCCAGCACCACCGGGAGATGATCAACAGCGGGTAGTGGCCATGGCTGAGGACCTGGCGCGTCAGGCGGGTCTGGATATGACGCCCGGCTCTCTTGACCACCGGCTCTTCTGGAGCAACCTGAACTTCCTGCCGGAGGGCCTTTCCTTCCAGGATGAGGTCAGGTGGATGGTCCAGGAGACCAATCGCCTAAAACCGAAAGCCAGCCCGGCCCGGCCGGCCCCGGAAAGCATTCACCGGGAACACGCGGTCATGGAACGGGGCAGTGATGCCAGCACAAGAGTATCCGGCAACGAAAAACCTGCAACCATCGGGGCCCTCCTCGACCAGCAGATGCAAAGGAGGGTCATCTGAGGAGGACTAAATTATGGCAACTCCCATGAACTGGACATTTGATGCTGATGTAGGCGTTTACAAGAACCGCTATCTCAGCAACAAACTCCTGGAGCAATCCCTGGGGAAGTGCAAGGTTATGCCCTTCACCCATGACTTCGGCATCGGGTTTGGAAAAAACAAAGGCGAATACGTCAACCTGATGCACGTCAAGGAACTACCCGACCCCACCAGCGCCCAACTGGAAGAGTCCAACCGGATTCCCATCGACAAGCTCCAGTTCGGCAATCGGCAGTTTCGGGTGGTGGAATATGGCCGGGGCGTGGAATACACCAATCTGGCCGAGCAGTTGGGGCAATTCAACCCCCGCAGCATTCTTCAGAAGGCCCTCCGCCGGCAAATGGAACGGGCCATGGACACCACCGCGGCCAAGGCATTTATGGATACCACCGCCGTCAAGATCATCTTTACCCCCACCAGCCTCACCGGCGGTGTATGGGATACCGATGGCACGGCCTCAACTATGGCCACCGCGGGTCTGGGGTTCGACCATTGCTGCGCCATTGCCGACTACCTGGCGGATACCATCCACTGCCCGCCCTATGAGGGGGAGGATTACGTCGGTCTGTCCTGCAACAAAAACATCCGGAGCCTGAAGCAGGACCGCCTCTGGCAGATGGTCCATCTTTATCTCCAGAAGGGTGACTTCTTCTTCCTGGGCGAACAGGGCAAAACCGAGCGCATCCGGTGGGTGGAGGTGAACCGTTCTGCGGCCCTTGCCAACACCGTAGGGAGTTCCACCGCCATCGGTGAGGCGGTGGTCTTCGGCGACGAGGCCGTGGCCCGTATTGAGGTGGAAACCCCGGAACTGCGGGCCGACCCCAACTACCAGAGCGACTTCGGGCGCACCAAGGCTGTGGCTTGGTATGGCATCTTGGCCTTCGGCTCGGTGTGGGACACCGCCAACGACGGCGAGGCCAAAATCATTCGCCTCGGTTCGTCCTAAGCAGGACTGAGATAGGAGGACTTGACCATGGGACAGAATCAATACGGCAGCTATGATGCCGAGGTCCTGACCGCGCAAAAGGCCGATGCTGGCTTGACCCCCACGGCCTATAACGCAACCGCCGGCGATCTGTTTACCTTTACGGCCCGGCGGCCCATGTGGGTCATGGGGTTGGGCTGCGAAGTGACCACCGCCTACACCGTGCCAGGCACCGCCCAAGTGGTAGCCCTGGACTTCCGACCCACGCACAACAGCGACAGCGGCCGCCTGGAGAAGGCCACCATCACCATGAATGCGGCCCGGGCGGATGGGATTATCATCCACAAACGCATCGACGGCTTCAAGGTGCTTCCCGGCCAGCAGGTCATCATCGAACAGAAAACCGCTGGGGCCACCGGGGCCGGCGCGGCCAACTGGTTCATCCTGGCCTGCCCGGTGCCCGAGTCCGACGGCAATTGTGCCAATCTGGTAGTTCTGTAAACCTTTGACCTGGGCCGTCAACGGGCGGCCCGGGCATAAGGAGGATGGAGCATGGCTGATGTGACAGCAACGGTCACTATCGTGGACCGGGATTTTTTGGGAGTGGCGAACAAGATCACTTTGGCGAGCATCGCCTTCGGCAACGGCACCAACACTTATCCGAGCGGCGGCATCCCCATCGGCGGGAAAGAGCAGTTCGGCATCAACAAGCAGATCAAAGCGGTCTTTGTGGACCAGCCCATTAATGGCTATGTCTACAAAACCGACTACTCCGACCAGAGCGCCCTGAAACTCAGGATTTACCAGGGAGACAATGATGGTGCCTCCGATGGTCCCCTGGTGGAATTGCCTACCAGCGCCGCTCCCGCGGCCACGGTGGTCAAAGCCATGATTATCGGCGTGTAAAAAGGGAGAGCATATGCCTCAAATCCTTCACACTAAAGAGTTCGGCGACATTGAGGTGGTCAGGAGCTTCGTCAAAGGAAACCTGCATATCGTGGAACTGACCAATGGCGCCTACGCCCATTCGTCAGGCCTGCCGGTGCAGGGCAAAGATGAACTGCGGGATGCCATTCCCAAAGGCCCTGCCCTGGAGAAGGCTTTGAATTGGTGGGAACACCGGGACGATGAAGTGGAAGCCCCCAAGCGGAGCATTCTCATCAAACCGGACGGCACCATCTCTTTCGACGACGGCACCCCGGTGCAAAGCATCAGCGAGATCATCGAGCATGTCCCCCGGGGGCCGTTCCTGGATGCGGCTATCAAGACCTTCACCATGATGCAGGGGATAGTCCAGGAGGAGGCGAAGGCGGCCCAGACGGTGGCCGGCAAAGCCGCCAAGAAAATCGCCAAGCCCAAACCCAAGCCTAAAACCCCAAAGGCGGCTGTAAAGCCCGTTATGCCGCCGGAATCCACCGCCGCGGAAGGACCGGCTATGGTGGTCTAAGTGAGCCAGGAACGCCTGACGATATGTCTTAACTGCAAATTAGTATACCGTCCTGATTCTAGAACTCACCGGGACCCGCACGAATACTGCCCCAAGTGCGGGTTCCGCCTGGCGGAGGGCGACAGGCTGTGGAAGGAGAAATGACATGGGTAAGTCAAAAGGCGTAGAAATGCCGGAAGACTGGCTCCGGAGAGTTGATTTCACTTTCGGCGGCAAGACTGGACTGGAAACCCCAGAGGGGTTCGGCGACCTCACCATTGATGATGAATTAACGGTGCTGGTCAAGGGCAAGGTGCGGTCCCTTCGTCAGGACAAGGAGAGTAGCGGTTTCTGTTTAACCGTGTCCCAAATCAAGATGGAAACCAGCAAAAAAGGCTCTTTGGGGACGGTCCTGGACAAGATTGTGGAAAACCGCAAAAAGTCATGAGATGCACCAGGAATTCATCACCGGCATACACCATGTATGACTGTATGACCTGCACAATCTTTCTGAGTTGTGTAATGGGTAGGGAGCCTGACGATGAATATGGCTGACATGGTGCAGGAACTGGACCTGATTGTGGCCGACCCGAGCCTCAAGCCATATTTCGTGGGTTGGCTCAATCAGGCCATAGAGGAAATTGCCCTCGATCTCGACCTGCCAGCCCTCAAGCGCAAGACCCCCTTTTATCTGTCTACCTTCGGCACAGAATGGGTCTGGCCGCTTCCGGAGACGTTCCACAAAAAGCTCTTTCGATGTCTTGATGGAGATGGAAATCAGGTAACCATCTGTCGCACAGCAGATGACCTCATTGACCTGGACCCAGACCATGATGATATCGGTGACCGGGTAACTCATGTAGCCGTGGAGGAGACCGGACCGGTCAAATATCTCTATACCTATCCAAGGGCAGATGACACGCTAAAACTCTGGTTTTACGAGAAGCCCAGCCGTCTCCAAAACGACGGGGACGTGCCCAATCTCATGCCGCCGGAGTTTCATGGGCGGGTGATCATCCCCAAGGTGGTGGTGAAGAATTTCAGACTCCTCCAGGACTTGGCCGCAGATGCCCCGCACAAGAGCTTGGCCTATTGGGAGGAGCAATACCGCAAGGGACTGTATGGAGAGCCACGGGGGGAAATCGGGCTGGTCAATTATCTGGCCCGGGCCAAAGGCGGGCCGCGGCGCCATGGCGGGAGGGACCCCTTGCCATGATCAGAGCAAACACCTGCGGCCGATGTAAGCATTTTGAACCTATCATGGGCGGGTTTTGCAAACGTAGGGTTTTGCTGGGAGAAACGGGGGAAACCCGGGAGGATATCCCGGCCTGCCAGAATTACGAGGAGAGGGGGTAATGGCCAAACCCATCCGGGCGGCGGGCTTTCGCGGCATGAGCAACCATCCGGTTACGCCGGCTCGCCTGCTGGACGACGCCAGGCTGATCACGCCGCAAGTCATTCTGAACGCCGATGTTGCGGGTGACGGGGTGCTCCTTCCCCGGGTGGGGCGGCGCCGTTTGGCCGCAGTATCCAATTGCCATTCCCTTTGGTCCGGCACCGAGACCTTCTTTGTCGCTCAAGGCGCCAGTGGTCTTCCTGCCTTGCACAAACTGGCCGGGGATACCCCGGTGGAAGTGGCAACGGTGAGGGGGCCAAGCAGGGCCCCCATGTCGTATGCGGAAGTCAACAACATTGTTTATCTCTCCAATGGTTACTGGAAGGGGGCTTACGATTTATTAACCGGCACGGTGCGGTCTTGGGGTCTTCCCTTACCTCCTCCCCCAAAGACGTCTCTGGTGGACGGCGACCTTCCCCCTGGGCGGTATAGCCTGTGCTACACGACTTACGAAAATGGACGCATTGGGGGGAATGGTTCCATCGTAACGGTGGAGTTTTGGGGGGACTCTTTCGGGATCAAGTTGATTAATCCACCGGCGAATGTCCTGTGCTGGATCACCCAACCCAACGGGGGAGATTTCTACCTGGCTCAGGTGGACGGCGATAACGTCATCCGAAGCCCTTACTACACCCAAAGACTTCCCACCTTGCATGTTATTCCGCCGCCTCTCTTCACCTGCATGTTTGCCGGGGCGGGGCGGTTGTGGGGAGCTTCGGGGAAGACCCTCTACTACAGCCACGAGTTTCGCTATGAGGACTTTTCCCCGGCCAACACCATCCCCTTCACCGAGGAGATCGTCCTCTTAGCCCCCATAGCTGATGGCATCTTTGTGAACTCTCGGAGATCGACTTGGCTGATCAAGGGTTATGACCCCGCCAAAATGAGTGTGGACCATGTGGGAGAGGGGGCGGTGCCCGGAACCTTGACCTATGCCTTGGTGGAAGGCGGCGGCTATGAGATTTCCCGGAAACTTTCGCAACTGCCGAGTCCGGTATGGATGTCTCCGGCCGGCGTGGTAGTTGGCACCGCCAACGGACACTTGGTTCACATGACGGAAAGCCGCCTCCGGCTTTGGCCCATGAGCCGGGGGGCGGCGGCGCATTGGATGCAGGATGGCCGACCCCTCACCCTGGTCACTCTCTATGGCGCGCCGACGGGCCAAGAAGATCAGGACCTGCGGAACATATTCGAACGCGGCAAAATCTTCATTTCCGCCCCTTTACTTCATGGTGCTCAGGGCGGCGTTAATCTTAGCGGAGAAGGAGCGTTGTCATGACCATTTATGTGCCCAATGTCGGCGAAATCGAGATGTTGAAGTCCATTTTGCAGGCGGCTGCCTTTGAGGTGGGACTTTACAAAAATGTGGTCTCCCCGGACGGCGGCACCACCTTCTTGAACGTGCAGGAAATGCCCACCGGGGGCGGGCGGAATTACGCCCGGAAGAGTTTGGCTAACGAGATTGTGGAAACCGGCCTTACCGCCAATAAGTGGTATCTGCGGCTGAACGCCGACGGCAAGGCCGAGGCCCAATACAATAATGCCCCCTTGGAATGGGAATTCAACTCCACCGATGTGGCCGACGGCAATACGGTTTACGGCCTTTTCGGCATTACCCGGGTTTTACCCTTCAAACAAGGCTCTTCGGAGATCAAAGTGGGGGACACCGTGACCGGGGCCACCTCCGGGGCCACCGTAGTGGTCACCGGGGTGGTGGTCACTTCCGGAGCCTGGACCGGCACCGCGGCTGGTTACCTTTTTGTCAAGAATCAGAGCACCGCAGCCTTTCAAAACAGTGAAAACCTGCAAGTGGGCGGCAGCACGAAGGCGGTTTCCGACACCGGCACGCTTTTCGGAGGAGACACCCATAAGCAGTTGATGTTCTTGGAGGCCTTCACCGAGTCCAAGCTCATCGACACCAGCGGGCAGAAGGTCAAGGTCACCCTGAAGCTGAACCTGAGTTCGGCGTAACAATATCCTACATAAAAAGTTCGAAATTGGGGAAAATCGGAAATTCTGTAGTAGGTAGCCGTCATGGCAATCAAAGCCAAGCGCAAGGATGATCGTCTCTATCTGGTGGACCATGACACCTTCGGGGACGTATATCACTGCACTTACAAAGAAGGCACCATCACGGATTTCGGGGTGGAGAAAACCGATCCCCTCACGCTGGCTGACACCTGCACCGTGGAAATGCAGGGCGGTGGGACGGCGCATGATGTGCCGATCTTCTATCACTGCCGCAAGGGCTATTACGACGAACAGGTTGCGACGCTGCGGACCAACGAGGCCCTGCGGGGTGGGGCCCGAGCCTTCCGGGTAGGCCAAAAAGTCCAGGTCATGATGTATGACGACGTCAATGCGCGCTATGTCATGGGGCACAACGAGGGCAAGCGCCCCAAGGCCTGCCAGGACATCTTCAAGATGCGGTTCTACGGCTGGGAAGGGCGGTGGCACGACATCCACTACTGCGTGAGCCAGCAGAAAGAATATGGTGGCCTAGACCAGGCCATGGCCGAACCAGACGGCCGCCCTTTGAAGTTGACCAAGCAACAACGGCGCCTCTTTGGCTTCCGGGAAGTGCAGGGAGGCACCATCGTGCAGTATTACGGGGATTGGCTCATTGTGGTGGGGCCGCTCATGGTGATCTTCCGGGTTTCATCCATCGGTTTGCCCGGTCCAATGACCGGCTGGGTGAGAATTTACATCGGCATTTGGACCAAGGAGCGGGAAGAAGCGGCCATTGCCCTCGGGAAAGAGAAAGAGGCCAAGCTGCCCACCGGCATCTTCGGCTATATGAACCCCATGGACTTCGAAGTCGACTATCCGGGGACATATTTTCAAAAGACCTTTTCGTCGGTATTCGACTCCAGGTTCAAGGGCTACGCCATTCCCCAACCGCGGTGGATTTATACGGAGTTTTACGCCCAGGATTGGGAGGGTTGAGATGATCGGCCCAAAGGACAGGGAAAGCACAGAACTTAATTTCAGCAAGCTTCTGCAAGCCCTGAGACAAAGAGACCGGGACCTGTGGAGCCTGGTGGCGGGCCAACTGGGCAAGGAGCGCTGGCGGCAAATGCTCAAAGAGGTTAAGGAGAAAAACCCTGACCTCTATCGAGAAATCATCAAAGTCTATGATGCGCTGACCCAAGGGCAGGAAGAGATAGTGAACAGCCCCAGGGTGCCGGCTCTAACCTACGCTTGGGAAGTGGCTGGAAAACTGCTCAAAAATTATAGTTGCAAGAATGGCTATCTGGCTTCCAAAGAGCCTCTGGTTCAAACTGTTACCATTTATCTCAACATAGAGCAGGTGGTGACCGGCCTGCCCCGGGAACTCATGGTCATGTCCAACAATTTGGCCCGGGATTACGGGGGAGAACGGAAATGGACCTTCGGCTTTGACAACCGCATGTTCATTGCCGACCTCACCGAAGACGCCATTGCGGAACTGCGCAAACACCCCGCCGTGGCGCGGGTAGAAATCGATCCCTTGGCCTATATCTGCTCCAATGAGATTCCGGTCTACAATCCAAGCGAGACCAATATTGATTGGGGCGTGGACCGAATTAACCCCGAGAACGCTTGGGCCAAAGGAATCTTCGGCCAAGGAGTGAAGCTTTGTGTGATCGATACCGGCATTAAGTCGTCCCATGAATGTTTCTGGAAAGATGGAGTCTGCGTTTTCAAAGGAGGCTGGAATTTTATAGCAAACAACAACAACCCGGTGGACGATCATGACCATGGCACCTTCTGTAGCGGCATCATCGCGGCACAGCATAATGGACTTGCCGGGAGTTATAAAGGCATCGCCCCGGGCATTGAGCTATACGTGTGCAAGGTATTGGACGCCAAGGGGTCCGGCTCTCTGGCCAACGTCGCCGCAGCCGTTGATTGGGCCCGCACCCATGGGATGCACATCATCAGCATGAGCCTGGGCGGCTCGCAAGGGTCCAGTGCGTTACAGCAAGCCTGCGACGCTGCCTGGTATGCTGGTTTAGTGGTCTGTGCGTCGGCTGGCAATGAGGGCCCTGGAGATAATACGGTGGGTTACCCGGCCCGATATAACTCCTGCATAGCAATAGCCGCCACGGACTATAACGACAATGTGCCGGACTTCTCCAGCCGGGGGCCGGAGGTGGATTTGGCGGCGCCGGGTAGATACATAGTGGGTCCGTGGGCTGGGAACACCTATAAAGATTACCAAGTCAGCGGGTCTAATGGACGCTACATGTGCGCCAGCGGCACTTCGGCGGCCTGCCCCCACGTGGCGGCGGGAGCGGCCCTCGTGAAGTCCTGGTATCCCTTGGCAACCAACCTGGAGATCAGGCAGTGGATAACCGAACACTGCCGGGACATTTAAGGGGTTTTGCCATGATGTCAATTCCCAACAAAGAGAGTTTTCGGCCAGACGAAGCGGCGATTCTTCTGGGAGTCAGCCGCAGGACGGTTTTCAGGTGGCTGAAAAAAGGTGTCGTGGAAGCCTGCTCTGATAGAGGTTATCAGAGGATTCCAAGACAGGCGCTTCTGGCCATGATTTCAGGAAAAGGCGGGGATATTCATGTCGGTAGCCAAATGGATGGATGAAGGGGAAACGCGGGTCTTGCAAATCCTCTTCGGGTCCCTGGCGGTGGACGGGGCCTACTATCTGGGGCTCTACAAGAACTCGGCGGAACCTGATGAAAATATCACTGTAGCCGACCTAACGGAGATATCCGGATATGGCTACGCCCGGAAAAGCCTGGCGAGGGGGTCCTGGACCATTTCCGGAAACCAAGCCACCTATGCCGAACAGACTTTCCTGGCTCAAGGCGGGGATTGGGGCAATATTTACGGCTACTTTATCACCACGACCTTGACAGGCACAGGTGGGAAACTCGTGGCAATTGAGCACTTTGGCACGCCATATAATATTGTCGACGGGAAAGGGATCAAGATTATTCCCAAAATCACCATATCCTGAGTCTCGGCAAGACGGTCTCAGAAATAGGGGGCTTTTGGCCCCAACGAAAGGAGCAAGAATATGTCCAAATGGTGTGATGACGGCGAGAATGAAGTCCTTAATGTCTTTCTCAAGGGGACGACCAGGCCTTCATTTTACTTGGGACTCTATACCGCTCCCTCTTCAGAACCGGCGGAGGATATAACCCTCTCAGGGCTGACCGAACCATCTGGAAATGGCTACAACCGCATACAGCTATTGGATAACGATTGGACGGTATCGGCAGACCTCGCTACACATACCCAGAAAACCTTTTCCTGCTCCGGAGGCGCCTGGGGCAATGTCTATGGCTGGTTCCTGTGCAACGCACCTTCCGGCACGTCCGGCAAGGTCTATGCGGTGGGCCAGTTTTCGGACGGCCCCTACAACGTGCCGGATGGCGGCGCGGTAAAGGTGACGGTTAAGATTACCGCGGCCTAAGACAAAGAAAGGGAGGCATGATTATGCCTCCCAAGAGGAGGTAGGACATGGCGCGGGTCTTTATTGACGGGTTTGAATCTGGCGATCTGGGCTTGTGGGATGGAAGTGCCGGCGCGTCGGTTACGGCAGCACAATCAGGAATGGATGGTAATTATAACGTGTATATTAATACCACAAATAATGCGCATGTTGCTAAAAATGTCCCAGCATCATCTGAATATTATGTTGCGTTTAGGTTTAGATCAACTTCCACGCTCACTAATGTATTGATGGCGTTTTATAACTCATCTACAGTAATTGGCACCCTCACATTGGGATCTAATCTATTTTCAGCAAGGCTCGGAAGTTACTCCGGGACTATCCTTGCCACAGGAACCACTTCAATTAACACCGACACAACTTATCTTATAGAGGTATATTTAAAGGCAGCAGATTCTGGTGGCAGATGGGTTGTGAAGGTAAATGGTGTAACCGATATAGATTATACCGGCGACACCACACCTGGGCCAACTACTATTGATAATATATGTTTTGGCACAAAATTCTCAGGCACATGTTGTTACGCTTATTATGACAACATTGTTATCGACAATGCATCTTTCCCTGGGCAAACCTGCATTCAGGGCATTAAGCCGACGGCGGCCGGTAACTCCACGCAATGGAACCCCTCATCCGGCTCCAATTGGGACTGCGTAGATGAAATCCCAGCTAATGATAATGATTATGTTTCCACTAATTCCAATGGCGCTCTGGACCTTTACATCTTCAGCGACCTCACCGGCTCCATCGAAGAGGTCAAGTGTGTCCAGTTGCAGGCCCGGACGATAAAGAATGGCGCGCCCACACCCCAGAACCTGCAATTGGCGGTGAGGTCCGGCGGCACCAACTATTTTAGCAGCAGCATGGCGGTGCCCTATGTCAACCCAAAAAGCTTGTTTAACATCTGGCAACTCAACCCCAACACCAGCGCGGCCTGGACTGTGTCGGAAGTGAACGCCGCCGAATTCGGCATGAATGCCGTTGCCTAAGAGAAGGCCGGGATGCCCACCCGCTTTTATCTCCCCTCAAGTTTAAGCACAACAATAACGCCAGCATATTCCAGCGAGTGGGAGAGGACTGCTGACGCTGACCGGCGGGGCATGGTGACGTTCAGGGTAAACAGCGCCCTCACCACCAAAACCTCTTACGAAAATGTCACCACTGCTCCGTATGATTTCCTGACGCGGCAATATATCTCTGAACCACTTGAGGCCCAGACTATCAGCGGCTATGTCAAGGGGCAGATACGATGTTATGAAGACAACGCGGCGATGGATTACTGCGCCGCCATTATTATCAAGATAGTCTCCAGTGACGGCGGCACGGTGCGGGGCACCCTGCTGTCCTATTTCCCGGCGTCCCTCTCCTCAGAATATGCCACCTCTTTAACCAACAGATATTTCCCGCCTAATGTGGCGATCACATCGGTTAATGCCCAAGCCGGGGACCGCATTGTGGTGGAAATTGGCACGCGCTCCTTCAACGTGGTGAGTTCCGGGTATAATGCCTACCACCGCTTCGGAGATGCCGCGGCCGCAGACCTGCCGGAAGACGAAAGCACCACGTCAGACTACAACCCCTGGATTGAGTTCAGCGCCAATATCACATTCATTAATGATATCAGAGTCTCCCAAGCCAACGCCCAAGTTGAATATCAAGTCCCCTCTCACATCGATGTCTCACAAGTCTTTGCTCAGGTTGAATATGTTCCCACGCCCCCTGGGCAATATACCACACAGGTCACAGTCACAGTAGCACTTGACCCTTCAAGCACGGCTGCGACAAGGGAATTCACCAAAGATGCGGCGGCTACGATCTCACTTGACCCAGCGCAAACCTTAACGCTATTTCAAACGGCGGGAGAGTTTGTCGCTATTGAGTTGGTAACGGTAAGCCTGACTCCCGCCCCCGTCACCATCTGGGACCGGCTTTACACCGCTACTCCTCTCATAGAAATCCTGCCAGAGGCCGAAGTCTCCTGCCCGGTACGCGTTGCAACTGCTGAGGTAAACATTGAAATTCTTCCCACCCCAACTGTCCGGATGCCAGTAATTGGGTGGGATTCACTCACCGGCTACGGCCTGGTGGATTTCTCCTGGCTATCGGAGGACCCGCCCTTCTATGTGGTCCTCGGCGACATTCCCCTGGTCATAGACCCGACCGCCAAGGAAGTTTCTCTTTGCGCCGAAGATACATTTGACATCAACCCTGACCTCAAAGTCGGGGGCCGCACAACGGTGGTGCATAGTAAACCTGGGGAGTTGCTGGTGGATTCCCAGGGCGGGCCTGCTGTGGGCGGCGAGCCGGTGGTGGAATGGCCGGAAATCCCCGTGGAGGATTATACCGCCAAGGTAGAGATTCTTCTGGGCGGGTCCTCGTCGGCGCAACACTTCACACCGTCCCCTCGGGATATGGCAGTGGAGACGCGGGGCGGCGTCCGCTTGACGGGTTCAACATCTCCGACTTACCTCTCTCCGCAAGACCTCATCACAGAATACACCACGGTGGTTGCCGCCAAGGTGGGGCCGGTCCAGGTGCCGGCGGTGGAATTCGTCGAGCCGGGGCTTGATGTTGACGTTCTGGAGGTGACCACACAGGTTTCCCTGGAACTGAGCGGCGCGCCCCTGGTGGATTACCCGGAACTCCCGACCGTCTTCGAGCATGAGACGAATTTCGGCAAGATCAGGGTAGGCGGCGCCTGCGGTGTTCTCTGGGACTATCCGGAAATATTCGACCATGTGGCCGTGGGGGGAATTATCCTGGAGGGCCAGGGTGAAGAGGCGGCGGAGGCTTTTTACACCATCGCCCTGCACGGTTATACCTTTGAACCCAGCCTTTACAGCAACTTTTCCTTCAATTCCTATGCCAGCCACCGGGGCAGGATGCTGGCGGCCCGGGACGATGGGATTTACGTGCTGGAGGGCGCCGATGACGATGGCAAACCTTTTCATCCAGGCGTCAGAATCGGGCCGACGACATTCGGCCTCGACAACTTCAAGCGCCTCCGATTCCTGCAACTCGGCGATTGTGGCGATGCCGAAGTCAGGGTTGCAGGGAAAACAAAGGGGAAAGAAGGTTATTACCGAAAGAGCCGGGGACGATACGAAGTGAGCCGGGAAGTGGAAGACAAGATAGTCACTGTGGAAATTTCTGATTTCACCCGGCTCGATCAAACGCAAATCGACCTGATTGTGCTGGCGAACAGGTAACCTGGCCTGGGCTCGATAAGGGCGATTGGTGTCATTGAGGGGCGGTTTCATGACCTACGATGAGAATGAATCAGCCAGATGGGCACTGGCGGTGAGCGCCGTCACGGAGAAGCACCGGCAAGCGACAGATAAGGCCATGGCTGAGGCCGCGGCCCGGGGCTTTATGGCGCCGCCCGGCATTTTCCGGCTGGCCCTGGTGGAAGCTTCCCGGGAGGCCAAAAATGAACTCGCCAAAGCGAATGGGGAGATTTACAAAGTCCGGCGGGAAATGCTGGCCAAAGACGATGAAACGGAACAGAAATACATTCTCAGGCTTCTCAAGGTGGATGCCGAGGCTTACCGGAACGCCCTGGAAAACGCTTATCGTCTGTTCGAGGCCCAGAAAAGCGCCAGCTTAGACGAATACCGGGCCCGGATTGACCGGATGAATGCCGAGACTGACAAGCACCAAGCCCGCATCATCTTGGAAAAGGCCCAAGTGGAGCGGCAGGTCAACTACTGGAAGAAATTACAGATCATCGCCGAAGGACAAAATCTTAATGCGGAAGGTCTGCTCATCCGGGAGAAGGTCCGCACCGCGGAGGTCAAGCTGTCCACCCTTGATTACCTCAGCTTCATTGTGGAAGCGGAGCGTCAGGTCCTGGTTTCTGAGAAGAAAAAGGCTGAGGCCCTGACGCGGGTGGTCGATGCCAGCCGCAGTGTGGCCGAAATAAAAAAGGCTATGATCCCTCTCTATCTGCAAAAAGCGGCTGCCAGGAATCAGCAGGCCGAAGCGATCATAAAGGAGACGGAAGATAAGAAAGAGTTGGAACTCCTGGGTTATGAAAAGGTGAATGTGACCCGGACAAAGCATGAAGCGGATCATGATATTCAACTGGCGGAAGCACTTTATGAACAGGCTAAGTTGGAGTATGTGCGGGCCGACCGCTTGACGGAACTATTCCGGAACCAAGCCAGGAGGATGCTGACGGACTATGAAGAACATGTGCGACGGTTGGTCCTCGACTTGCAAACGAAGACGAGCCTGGAGAAAGCCGGGGCTGGGGCACGGGCCTCTGCCATCAAAGTCAAACTCGACAGCCTGGGGGACCTTAGTGCATATGCTGCGGAAACACAGGCTGCCCTGAGTGAGGGTGGCGCCCTGTCCAGCGCCGCGGGGTCAGTAGGTGAAGCCCATGTCGCCGCCATCACCGCCAGCGCCAACCGGAAGACCAATCACATCGTGAAGCAAATTATAGAGAAACAGGTGATCCACTCGGGGTAAGGATATGGCCGATTCACGGATAACAAACTTACGGGACCGCACCGACCGCCGGGATAGGGCCATTTGGCAGAGTTTTGACCTGCTTGGTCTGGGCTTGCCGGAAGTCGAGGACTTGGAAAACCTCATCAGCATCGGAGGCACGAAACAGTTTCTGGCCATTATCGACGCCGAACTGGAGGCGTCCGTTGCGCAGCGCAACCTCCTGCACGAAGCCGACTTGGCGGAAGTGACCCAAGACCGCAAAAACTCCTTGGCCAGGATTGAAGCCCAAAGGCAAGCCCTGGCCATCAAGCACGCCGCCGACCTTTTGGTCCTGGCCGTCCAGGAGTATGACGCCAAAGTAAAACAATTCATTATGGCCGCTCGGGAATACGCGGCTGAGGTGGAAAAAGAACAGGTTGAAGTGGAGCGGCTCCAGGCGGAACTGGCCGCCAAGAAAGCAGAATTGCAGGGTCAGGATATTTATGCCCGAGTGTTTTTCGAAATGGTGGATCAGAAGCAATTGGAGGCGGAGAAGGCCAGGACCCAGATAGAGGTTGCTCGGGCCAATATCCGGGCTCTCACCGCCGAAATTGAAGCCGAACAAGCGGAATTGCGGGTGGTTCAGGAGGAGTTGGAGGTGGTGATGACCGAGGCGGAAAAAGCCACGCTGAATTCGGACATTGCCATGATTATGGCGGACATCATCACCCGCTGTTTGGCGGGCATCCGTTTGGGGGTGGAAAAGGCGGAAATCCAGGAGGCCAGAGAATATATCCAGCGAAACCTGGATGACATGCTAAGTTTGTGGGAGCGGCGGTCTCTGGTGGAAAATATTCGCCGGGACACGGAAGCCGCCTTGCAGGCAGAAGTTTGGCGTTTATTGGAAGGGCAAAAGACTCTGGAAGCCCTTAGAGTTGATAATGCCAAGGCAGACCTAATGGTGGCCAAGAAGGAGGTAGAAACTATCTTCCAGAAAGCCGTAGAAGAAGGTTCAGAGAGATACGGGGTAGGCCTGGCCAGGGCTATCGCCATTGCCGCCCGCTCCCGGGCCAAAATAGAGATCAACGAGGCGGAGTCCCAGGCCAGAATCGCCGGTTATACGGCACAAGAGAAGACGTATCAAAATGCAGAATACGAGGACAACTACCGGGAGATCGTAGAGCAAACCATTGTGAGCGACTGATTATGGTGGACCTGTTCGATGATTTTGATGATGACCTGAGTGGTGGACGCTTCGAGGGGGAGGCGGAAGAAGAATTTTTTGAGGAAGATCAATACGAAAATCATTTGGAGCACATAGAAGAAACCAAGACCAGGCTATCCCATGAGGCGGTCAATCTCTATGCGCACATGGGCATTTTTTTGCCCTACCCGGCCCCTACCTGGTATGCCGTCAGGGATAAGAAGATCAAGAACGTCATGGACACGGCGAGGGACAGCCTGGATCATATGTTTGAGAAGTTGATGGTCTGGCCGGCGCAGCGCTGGCGCACCGATATCATTTACCAGGCCAAGTATGAGATGCGGGCCTTCCAGCAGGGCTGGCGCACCCCGGAAGGTGTGCTTGATAAAAAGGAAGCCGATATGGTGGTGGGGTGGATTGATTTCCTGTCTGGAATCCCCTTTGGTGCGGTGGAAATGCTTGTGGCAATAACTGAGGCAGGCACAGAGCCGAAGGACCTTCCTGTCAAGCCCGGCAAGGGTCCGGCTCCGCCAGTGCCTGAAAAATTTTTCAAGGGACAAAAGAGAGAATACGTCCTCTTCAATCACATCTGGCTGGTGGAAAAGGGCGTCAAGGCCATGGCGCCGCCAGTTGCGGCTGGGGAACAGACCGATAACCTCTGGTGGTTGAGGGTAAATCTGAAAGAGGAAGACCTCTATCCTTTTCCCGGAGAATTCGTGGGCCTGGCAGTGCGCCTCTTCCCGAACCTGCCCTGGGGGGAGCAGGAATCAAGTCCTTACCTCTTTAGCGGCAACTGGATGGACACGCTTTATTATACCTCCGGGATTGTCAAAGAAGTCATCCAGGGCGAGGACCACGATGAGTATGTAATTAAATGGCGGGGGCAGGAGATCCGCGCCAAATCCTCAGATTTTGCGACTTACAAGCGCAACGACCGGGTGGTGGTGCTCAAGGACATAACGGCCAGCCGGCCTACGCAACGGTTTGACGACGAGGATACGGAAAAATTCAATGCTGAAGATTGGGCCATTGTCCCGGTCACCTTCTACGGGGTCGGGCTTGAATAGGGGGGGATGCCATGGCGGATGAAGAAATCCTGAGAGGATATCAGGGAGATAATGAGGACCTGGAAGACGTTGGGCTATCACTGAAAGATGCCATACAGAGACTGAGACAGGTAGATGAGGCCCGCAACAGACTCATTCAGCAGGCGCAGATAGGGAGAATGTGGAGTCTCCGGACCGGCTGGAGGCCAACAGGCAAAGCCTCAGATAATGACAAGGTCAAGGCTTATACCAGCACCCTCGCCAGCTTGGACAAGGAAAGGGACAATCTCACGAAACTCATTCTGGGTTTGCATAAAAACCAATTGGGGGCCAGGAAGGACGCTCTTGACATCGCGGCCAAGAATCTGCCTTACCAGTTCCAGGCCCAGCAACAAGTCAAAGAACAAAACCGGAAGACATTCGAAAACCTTGTGCGTCATGCGGCCAGCTTGGATGAAGGGGCGCCGCTGCCGCCCATCACCCAAAAATATTACGCCGAATCCCTGATAGACCCGCAAAGGGCGGCAAACTCCGTGGCCCGTGATCTGGCGGTGGCCAAGATGCAGACTGAATGGCCCAATACGGTCGAGAAGGTAGCCGCCGCGATGCGACAGCAACTCGGCCGGCCCCTTACCGACCAGGAGCGCATGTCATTAGCCAAGGGTGATCTGCGGACGATTGTTGAGGGCAATCAACTGCTAAACACGGAAAGCTACCAAAAGTTGCGGGAAATCCCGGTAGGCGGCACCGTCGATACCTCTCCGGTCCACATGTTTGTGCAAGGTTATCGGGAGATGAAGGACGCCGATGGCCGAAACTTCTGGGGTAGATATGAGAAAACGCCTAATGGGACTGTAAACGTAGTCAGGTTGACCCCGACGGAAGCAGGGTTGATCCCGGAGAAGAAAGGCTTTGGACAGTTTATCTATGGACAACAGGTCCCGGGAGAAATTCTCTCGGGCAAGGACCAAGGGGCTACTCCGGTTCCGGGAGGATTGCCGGGAATGTTCCAGGGCCCCGATGGCAGATACTTTTACCGGACCTATACCGGCATGGGGGAAGGAATTGTCAAACAAGATATCCCCATTCATCAGGTGCAGACTGTTTCCATGGCTGATTTGCTGAAACCAGAGATGGTAGCCCAAGCTGGCCTGACCTTCCGGGGCGGACCCAATGACCCCTCGCCGGAAGCCAAGGCCTATATGGTCCTGGATGCCCTGAACAAGAAGAATCTGGCAACAGGACAGCAGGTTGCCTTTGCCTTGAGTCCAGATGAAGGCGCCAAGGCCAAAGCGGCTTTTCAGGCTTATACCAGCGGTCTGGCGGAATATGGCAAGAGCCTGCTTTCCAGCCCTCCACCGGGGGCATCACCGAGTCCCGCCCAAGGGCCAGCGCCGGGGACACCGGAAAGCAGCCTCCGGGAAAGCGTCGTCCGCGCCTGGCAAAATGTGCCCGGCCGGCTGACGGCGCCGGAAGCGCAGTATACGCGGGAAACCGGCATCACGACCGGTCTACGTGCCTTGGGAACAAAAATATTCGGCACCCCGGAAAGCTGGCAGCAGGCCAGCAAGTGGATAGAAGAGGCCGAGGGCCGCACATCCGCCCCGGCTGTCCCGGCCGCACCTTCCAGTATCCCTGCCATACGTGAAGAGCCTAAAGTTTCTGTCCCGATGGACCAGGGGCCGCCCAACCCTGCCCCTGGCACTCCCCCTTCAATACCAGGGGGAATGACGCCAACGGCGGCACCGCCATTCAATATGTCGGAGCTAAGGAATCGAATGCTACTGAACCCCTATGAGGTTCGTCCTTCCCGGCTTGACGAAGTGGCAGTAGCAGGAAAGGGATGAGGTGATCATGGCTATTCTTGAAAATGACGACAAAGACCAATCCCTAAAAAGCATCCTTGGGCAAACTCCCCTCGGTTGGCAAAAGCCGGAGGAGAGCCTTTGGGGGGAAACCCGCCCCAGCCTTGAGAAGGCTACGCTGAGTCCTGAACAACAATCTCTCTACGACAGGCTGACGGCTCAGGACAAAACGCCGAGCGAAAAAGGAACATGGGAGGCGTTCAAGGCCGCCGCCCTTCCAGAGGTCTACGGCAAAGAATACGCCGGGGCCATCCCTCAAGAACGCTTGGAGGAGAAATCCCTGCCCGAAGAAACTTTGGGAGGGATTGCGTATGGGGCCTTGTCCTTCCGGAAGCTGCCCTATCAAATCGCCAAGATTATTGGTGCGGATTTGTTGGGCAGCGAAACGGTCAAGCAAGCCGTTACGCCACTTATTGAGAACATCGAGGCGCTGCAACGGACACCGGAAATAGCGCCCTCCAAAAAGGCGGAGTCGACCATTGACCTTACGGGAGGGGAAAAACCGGTCAGCGAACAGATTAAAGAGACCATTGCCAATCCGAATTTCTGGGCTGCGCAACTTCCTCCCGGTCTTTGGAGCATAGCTGAATATTTTGTTTACGGGGGAGGGGCCGCGGCTCTGGCCCGGAAGGCCCTGGGACTGGAAAAGGCCTTGGCCACAGCCGCCACCCCCGCCGCTGCGGCCAAGATCGCCTCCAAGATAAACCTAATGACCAAGATCACCGGTTATGGCACCGGCATGGCAATGGAGGCGGCCGGGGCGGAAGAAGAACTTCGGCAATGGGAGAAAGAAAATCCCGGAAAGCAGATCAGTTGGGGGCAACGGGTCTGGACGGAATTGGGGACCGGGGTGGTTGCCGGCGCTTTTGAGGCTGCGTCTTTTGAGCATATTTTCCGGGGCAAGCATGGCTGGACCTTAGTCCGCAAAGTCCTGGACAGCATCGCCACGGAGGGAACCACGGAAGGCGCTCAACAGATCATAGAGAATGCTTTCAAAAAGTATGGCTATGAACCTCGGCAGGACTTGCTGGAGGGCGTGGTGGAAAGCATTTTGGTCGGCGCCGCGGTAGGAGGACTGGCCGGCGCCGGCGAACATGCCAGGGAGTCCATCCCGAATATACGGGGAAGGGTCAAGGATATCCTTGAAGGCTACAAACAGGAACGGGCCGAGGCCACCGCGGTTCCCGCCCCGGAAACGCCGCCGCCATCTCCCATGGGGTTCCCTATTTACCGCACCGGCCCCACTATCCAGGCGGGCTTGGCGCAGCCTATCCTGGCGCCGGAAGAGCAGGTCAGGCCCCAAACAGGCAAACAGGAAATTCTGCCTGGTTTCGACTATACCGGAGTGGTCCAGCCGGAGCAAAGAAGCGGGCCGCTGGAGCCCGGCCCTCCCGGGTCTCCAACTCTTTATGGCCCTGGCGGCGAGATAGCGCGCACCCCGGAATATGTTGCGGCCAGATGGAATGTTTTGGCAGATTATGAAGAAGCCCTGTCCAAACCCCCCCACCAGCGCACCGCTGAGGAGAAATGGCTGGTGGACACGGTGCAACGCCAAGGAATAGAGGCGGCATTGCCAGCCGAGTTCCGAACCCCGGGCATGGGCGGTCCGGGTGCCTCCACCATATTAGGGCCCTGGGGCGGACCTGCCAGCGCCAAACCGCCCAGCGCCGGACCGATCCTGGACGCCCAGGGCAAGCCTATCGACCTCGCTACGCCGCCTCCATCTCCACCAGAGGTAGTTGGTCCTACCGGCAGGCCCATCGTCAAGCAGGTATTGCCCCCGGAATTTGGAGGCCCCCGTCCGGAACCCATGGCGACCACGGGGGATGAAACTACGGTGGCCTCTGAGATTGGCAAAGAGCCGGTGCCGGCCCGGCCCGCCGCCATGGCTCAGGCTGATCTCCTGGAGAAAGTCAAAGTGCTGGCCAGAAGGGTCGATCAGTATGGCGACCCCCGGGATACTCAGGAGCTTTCCAATCTCTTGGCCGCCAACCGGGAGACCCTGCGGGACATGTTTACGGTGCCCCCAGAGGACCGGAGCGGCCTGAGACCCATTGCCGAACGGCTTTACAACCTCATGCAGGAGGTGGAGGAGACCGGTGACCCCGGAGCGGCCAGGGAGTTGCACGATCTGATAGCTGGCAACATGGGTCTGGTCCAGGGGGTGCGCCGCTGGGAAATAGCCAAGGAGGCAGGAAAGTTCCCAGAGCCGATGGAATCCCAAGGAACGGTTCCAGAAACGGATAAAGGAACGGTTCCAGAAACGGATAAAGGAACGGTTCCCGATATTAAAAAAATCCGGGAAGCCATCACCACAGCCTTTAAAGACACCGGCTATGACATCGACGTTGTGAACCCGGAGTTGGCCGCGGAGTTGGCGGACATCATCAGCAAGGCTGGAGACTGGCTGAAGAATGAAGATGCCGGCGTCAAGTTGGCGAATGACTTGAAACAAGCCCTAATCAGGGCAGGGCTCAATACCGCCGAGGTTTTGCGCCACACGAATGACATCATAAAAGCTTTGAAGGAGGGAACCGCGGAAGCCCAGCCGAGTGAATATATCGACCATGAATTCACCCAGGAAATCATCGAGAAAATTGAGCCTCACCAATACAGCACCGCCAAACGGCGAGCCTGGGGCAATAACGCTTCCGCAGCCCCAGAATATTACACCGACGGTCGTATGCTCATCCCGGCCAGCGCCATCGTAGCGTCTCCCGGATTAGTTCGGCGGGTTGGGCTGGAAAAACAAAATCCTATTAAGAGAGTTACCAAAGAACAGATAGATGAATTATGGAATAATGCGGTAGCTGAAGCAATTTATGAGATAAATATCGTTGGGCAATGGGACGAGGGTGAAGACGCCAAGGTCCTGGTGAGCACTGATGACGCCAGTCGGTATGTGGTTTTTGACAAAGATCGCCTGGACCTACTTCACCACTTGGTGAAGTTTGACGAAATACGGATGGCTGATGATCTGGGAAAGCCGGCAGTGTTATATCGGCAGGGCGCTCCTGTAGCCGTGCTCATGGGCATGGCTTACCCCGGCATCGACGTGGCGGCGGTAAAACAGGCCTTGGCCGAGAAAAAAGCCGCCCCGCCGCCCCCGCCTCCGCCTCCTCCGCCGCCGCCAGACCTTACCGAAATCAGAAGGCGGTTTATTGAAGACGCCAGCAACAAGGCCACGGCCCGAAGCATTTTAGACGCTGATGCGGCGCAAGTCGCCGATGACATTATCAGGGGCAGAATCACCCGGGGCGAGGTTATGGAGCTTATCGACCGGGCCCGGCGTGAAGGTTTGCTGCTTAAAATGCAAGCTGATCCATTACAGGAGAGAATTGAACAAATCCTGGAAGATAAAGAGAACGAAGTTGAGCAACGGCCAAGACATGAATTTACTACCATCAACCTCGCCAAGGAATTCCAGAAGTTAATCAGAAGACAAATCCGCGTTCGCCGCCTGCCTATCGGCGCCCAACAGGTGGTGGATTATGCCAAAAAAGCCTATAGCCTGTCCCAGGATGAGTTGCCGTCTTATCGCAAGCGCATCGAGGAAGCCTTTGAACTGGCACTGGTCATGGAGGCCCGGGAGATGGCAGCAGCGGGCCAGGACCTCGGAATGTCACCCCATGACACCTTCGAGGTCTTAAATAATCTTTATGAGAAGCAGCCAGCCCTGACCTCCCGGACCTCAGAAACCATCAGGAACCAAGCCTATTCAACTCCGGTGCCCCTGGCTTACCTCATGAGCCGGGCCGTCAGATTGACCAAAGAGGATTATGTTTACGAACCCACGGCGGGCAATGGGATGCTCCTCATCGAGGCCAATCCGCAAATTACTCTGGCAAACGAATTAGACCCCCTACGCGCCGAGCATCTGAAGCACCAAGGTTTTAACACCACGACTGAAAACGCCATCGGCCAGGTTGGCAAACCCGGCGTCAATCCCAAGAGCTTCGACGTGGTGCTGATGAATCCGCCCTTCGGCACCCTGGACAAGAAGACCGACTTTGACGGTTATAAGATTAGCAAGCTGGAACACCTCATTGCCCTGAACGCCCTCCAGGCCATGGACGACACCGGCCGGGCGGCCATCATTATCGGGGGCCACAGCTTCGAAACCAACCTGGGCAAACCGACCAATGAGTTAAGCGGCACGGACCGCACCTTTTTCAATTATCTTTATAGCCACTACAACGTCACTCATCACATCAATATAGACGGGACCGTTTACCGGCGAATGGGAACGAGTTTCCCCATCCGGCTCCTCATTATTGAGGGACGCAAGGCCATGCCGGACCAAACCGCCGCGCCACACCGGCCGGACCAGATCGAGCGGGCCCAGACTTTTGAAGACGTTTATAACCTGCTGAAAAGCGAGATTGAGGAGGGCAAGCCGGCGGCGCCGCAGGAAGCTCCGCCGCCGCAGCAGGAACCCCCGGGACCGCCGCCGCAGCAGGAACCCAAGCCTCCTGAGAGTCCTAAGCCGCCCAAAGGCACCACGTCGCCGGAAGGTGGCGCCCCCACCATCATTAAGGGGCAACTGGTGGATGGAACCGTGGTGGATATTCCAGTTCCACCGGGAGTGCAGCCTCCGGGCCCGGGCGCCATTCTCCAATTGCCGAACGGGACTACCATTACCATTCTGGAGCCATCGGCAAAAGCATTAATTGTTAAAGAGGGAGAGGCCTCTCCTATCAATTGGGGAGACCTTGAGTGGCAAAATATCAAGGTTATCGAAACGGGCCGCTGGGTAGAGACCGCAGATGGCACCGTGGGGCAGATTACCAAGGTGCGGGGCGCTCACGATTGGGCCAGAATTACCATAGAGACCAAGGCCGGGCCGGTCACAGTAGGAGTAAAAGACGTAGTTCGTAACGCAGTGGAGCCCACCAAGGAAGAACGGCCCCCAGAGAAAACCGAGCCGCTGCCCCCCAAGATAGAGCCAGAAAGCGGCGCTCACCAAGTAATCTACAAGCCGGTTTCTGAAGGCCCCACGCTTAATTCCATGGCTCCGAAGTTCATGGCCGAGGCGCTGCATAATTACATCACCGAATTGGAGGCGCAGGTCGGCAAAGTAGACCAATATGTAGCAAATAAGCTTAACTATGCCTCAACAGAAGAACTTTATAGGGCTATGGGGGCCGAACAGGCGGAGACCGTGGCTTTAGCCATCAATGCCATTGAGAACGGTCCTGGCGGGTTCATCATGGGGCATCAGACGGGCTTGGGGAAGGGCCGGGTGGTGGCAGGCATGATGCGCTATGCCCGCAGCCAAGGCCTGACGCCTATTTTCTTCACCGCTCAAGACAAGCTTTTCTCTGATATCTATCGGGATATTGAGGATATCACTGAGGATAAGCCCCCGGCTTTTTGGGGTGAATATAAACCCTTGGTCATTGCCTCAAATGCAGCAGGGGCCCGGATTTATCGGTTGGATGGAACCGTGCTCAAGGAATTGGACATGCCTGCCATCCAAGAGGCCATGAGAGCCCGAAGACTTACCAAAGGCTATAATGGGGTTCTCACCACCTATTATCAAATTCAAGGCAACAGGACGGCGAAACATGATTTGATAAATGCCTTGGCGGGGAACGCTCTGGTTATTCTGGATGAATCCCACAAGGCTGCCGGGGGAGGACAAAGCGGGAGAAGAGGCCAAGCTCCGGCGGGTAGCAAGCGCCGCCAGTTTATTACTGAAATTCTGCATCATGCCCGGGGGGTTCTCTACTCGTCAGCCACTTACGCCAAGCGACCCGACAACCTGCCGTTATATTTTAAGACCGACATCGGCACCGCGGTGGACATGAATCAATTGATTAACGTGGTGCAATCTGGGGGGGTGCCTCTCCAGGAATGGATCGCCAACCAACTGGCCATCAACGGCCAGATGAGCCGATTGGAGTTATCATATGCCGGGGTGTCCCTGGAACCCAAGGTGGACCTGTCCACCAAAGACTTCGAGCGGGAACAGTCGGACAAGGTTACCCTGGTAGCCAGGAAGTTGGTGCGGTTCAGCAAGGACCTTCAACGATGGATAAAGGATGTGCTGGGGCCGACCCTGGTTGAACAAGGAGAAGACGTCAGACCGGGAGACATCACCAACGTCGATTACACCCATTTCGGCTCTTTAATGCACAACATGGTGAGCCAGCTTCTCTTTGCCCTGCGGGTGGACAACATCGTCAAAGAGGCCCTGTCCCAGGCCCAGGATAACAAGAAAGTGGTCATCGGGTGTTACAACACCATGGATGCCTTTATTGATGATGCCCTAAATACTGGCCTCCTGAAAGAAGGTGAGCCTCTAAACCTCAGCTTTTCGGAGATTTTAAAGCGGGCCGTTGATAAATCCCTCTCTTACCGAGTGACTATTCACAGTGGTGGCACAGAACTGCGCCGGATTAATATATCCATGCTCCCGGAGAACTTGCAGCAGGCTTACTATGAATTGGCAGACCTGGCGAACAAGACTACCAGTGAATTGCGGGCCACGCCCATCGACGTTATCGGACAGGCCCTCACCAAAGCCGGCCTGAAGGTGGGAGAAATCACCGGCCGACAATGGGCGGGAGATTGGAACACCGACGACTTGCTTTTGCGAAAACGGTCAGATAAGGAAAGACGGGACAAGAACACCCCGGTCAACCGGTTTAACAACGGTGATCTGGACGCACTCATCGTCAACAGCGCCGCGGCCGAAGGACTGTCCCTGCACGCCAGCGAACGGTTCAGAGACCAGCGCCAACGGGTGATGATTCTTGGGCAGTTGGCCTTGGACATTTCCGACGTCATCCAGTTATTAGGGCGCATCCACCGCACCGGTCAGATTCATCTGCCGATTTACAAAATCGCCCTCAGTTCCCTGCCAACCGAGGTGCGCCCCCTTATCGTGCTGACTAAGAAGCTGAAATCCCTGGCCGCCAATGTCACCGCCAAGGGGGAGACCGCTTACACCCTGAATAACGTCAAAGATAATATGAATGAATACGGCGACCGGGTATTGGCAGAGATGTTCGCTGAGGACCCGGAGGCCATGCTGGCCATTACAGGGGATGCGGTCAGTGAGTATATCGACCGTGCCTACATGGACGCCGATTTCGATGGCCGGGTGCAACGCCTCCTGGGAAACTTCCCGGACGATGGGGCTCTCGTCAAACGGGTAACCGGTTATGTGTCCATCGAATCGGTGGAGAACCAGGAGAAGTTCTTTCAGGCCTTTGATGCCCGCTATAATGATTACGTCGAGGCTCTCAAGCAAGCGGGGGAATATAACCTGGAAAGCGAGGCGGTGGATTTACAGGCGGATACCGTGGGCAAAATGACCATGGTGCAGGGCGATCCTCATGCTGCTTCCGGCCTGCTCCAGCCCACCTATATGGAAACGGTGCGGGCCAAGGTGCAGCGCAAGCCCTACACCGCCAAGGAATTGCAGAGCCTCATTGACAAGACCCTTAAAGGGAAAACCGCGGAAGAGTTCAAACAAGACCTGCTGACCAAGGTGGAGCAGGATTTTCAGGCTTGGGTGAATGGGCTCGAAGAGACCATCCCTGACGCAGACCGCCGCCGCCAAATCGTGGAAATTGCCATGCGGGATTGGGAGGCTGTGAAGGGGGCGTTGGCGGTCTTCCTAATTGGGGGGAGATGGGATACGCGGATGACCTCGGGAGCCATCTGGAGTCGGGTGCTTACCAACCTATTGTATCGCCCCGGGGTCGGCAACCCCGCCAAGCTGTCTAACTTCAAGCTGGTAATGGCCGAAAACACGGCGCAGCGCCAGCGCACTGGCACTATGCGCCAGTTCATGCGGGAGCGGATATGGGGCAAGCCCCAGGAGTTTGGCCCTGGAGAGCATTGGGATGCCAGCATTATCTTTTCTGAAGAGGACCTGAAAAAAATTCTGGATGAATTCGCCCAGGCCACCAATCTCCAGACCGAGATTCATCGGGATGAGCATCACGAAATTGATTCGGTAAGTGTGGAAAAGCCTACTTCGGATAACCAGAAAGAGGCTTATGACATCATGAGAGGCAGATTCAGGGAACTTAAATGGATCGGCGAAGATGATAAAACGCGGAGCGGCTGGCTCCGTCTTAAGAAGCCCAAAGAATTTCGCCTCGGAGGTTATGAGACCCGCTTTATTGTGACCGGGAATCTGCTCTCAAATACTATCAGGGGAGGCCAATACGTCTACTTTACCCGGGCCGATGGCAGGACCGATTTCGGCAAGCTGATGCCCTTGACCTACAATCCCGCCCAAGACCAGAACCTGCAATACGTCACCATGACAGTTGACCAGACGGCGGACTGGCTGAGAAGGAGCCAATACAGACATGTCGTCAACCACACCCATGATCTGGGAATCGGAGTAATGCCGGGAGAGGGGGACACATACAGGATTGAAGTCCCCCAAGCCCGGGCGCGGGGCGGCAAATTCTACCTGGATCAGGACCTCCTGAATCTGGTAGGCACATTCCACAGCACTTATCGCAGGAATATGGCAGCAGATTTTCCGGGAAGCAGGTTGAGGGAAGTCTTGGAATTATTAAGAAGCAAATTCGGAGTAACATTTTCGCTCAGGCGAAATGAATATGATCAATTCTTCGAGAGCCAGAATCAGGGCAAGCAATCTCTCCGGGTTTCGGAAAAGGAGCCGCTTTTCAAAACGGTGAACATTGGCGGCGTGGGCCGGCGGCTGGCGCCGAACCCCAAGGTTGCCGAAGAATTGAGAAAAGAAGAGGAGGTTTTTGCTTTTGGCTCAGAATGGCAAAGTCGTGCCGTTATTCGAGAAGGCGTTAAGCGTGCCACCGAGGTTTCCAAAAAAATCGAAGCGCTACGAACCGGAACCGTGCCGGATCGGCTTTCGGCCAAGTCATACAAGGCTCGGGTTGCCCTTGAATACGGAGAGCGAAAATATGTCAACATCGCCGGATTCCGACTGACCCCGGGGCAGGAGGCCAAGGAATTGGCGGAGATGATGGCCATTTTCCGCACCCCGCGTCAAGAGAATTTCCATGCAGTCTACACCGATAAAGATGGGGTAATCCTGGCCCACACTGCCATCTCCAGCGGTGCTCTGCACTACGTGGCGTTTACCGGGCAGATGGTCTACGATATCGTGCGCCGGGCCGAGCGCCTGGGAGCCGCCAAGGTGCATTTCATCCATAACCATCCGAGCGGCAACCCCGCCATGAGCAGGCAAGATATTGCCGCGGCGCAACTGTGGAAAAATGGCATCGCCAATCTTCCCGGCCTGGGTGATAAGATGGGTGAGTTTGTGGTCATCGACGGCACCAGCTTTAGCTTTTATGATTGGCAGGCTGGCACTGCTGTCCAGGCCCATTACAATGCCCGGAACATGTCCCGGTTCCTCACCAGGAAGGAGAAAATAGCCACTTCTGCGGATGTGGCGGCCTTGGGGCCCAGCCTCAAGCTGGGAAGTGATGAAATTGCCGTGGCCTACCTAAACAGCCAGAATGAGGTCAATGTCTGCGAAATCCACCATGCCAGCTTGCTCAACGATGCCCCCGAAAAAGTGGCGGCCAAGCTAAAGGCCCGGGCTAAGTCCTTCGACAGCGTCAGGGCCGTCATCTTTACACCTTCCTTCGTGTTAACCAGCAACCTGACCTCCGGGAACATGAAGCTGGGCGATTGGCTGCTGGATATCGTAACCCCAAGCGGCCTTTTGGCCAGCGACCAAGCGCCCCAGGTTTTTGAAAAGCCATCGAGTGACAAGGCAGATCGCTTCCCGTTCCGGCTCTTTGAGACTCAGGCAGAATTTGACGCAGCCACACCCCAAGAGATGGTGGACCGCTATCGGGACACCTATATCGCCTTGCCCGAGAAGAAAGGGCTTGTGCAGAAATTAAAGGATGGTGTTGCCAGCCTGCCAGAAGTCTTGGATGACCTCTATGCGGGCTTGGTGGACCGGTGGGGGGCATGGGAGAAGCTGGCCCTGCGCACCGGCACGAAGTTGGCGGAAGAGGGCTTGGTGATTCCAGCGGGGGAGAACATCGTCAACTGCCTGAGTTTCATGCGGGGCATTGAGGGGCGGGTGCGCCAAGGCATTACCGGGGATCATGTTTATCTGGACCCCATGGAATTTGATGAAAAAACCAACCAGATGGTGTTCAGTGGTGAGGCCCCTGATGTGGCCGGTGACTCTCTGGTGCGGCGTCTGGAACCCCTTAAGGAAATCGCCCAGCAGCGGGGGGCACCCTTGGCAGAAGTCAACTCTGATCTCTTCCACGTCCTGATGCCCGCCCAGAGGGATTTGGAATTGGCCGGTGAATATGGCAACCGGCTACCAGGCGAGATCAAGGGGGTGCATCCAGAGGACAGCCAGGCGGTGATCACTGCTCTCAAGGCTAAATATGGGGAGGACGGCTTCGCCAAGTTGGATGAGATAGCGGCCTCAGTGCGGGAGTGGGCCGATACCATGATTCTGCAACCTCTGCTCCGGGTGGGGATGCTATCACCAGAGCTTTATGAAGACATTAAGGCCCGGAACCAATTCTACATCCCCTTTAAACGCCTCCTGGAGGGCCTGGATGATTACATCGCGGCCAATGCTGGCGGGGCCGGAGTGAAAGGCAAGGTTATTCAGCGGATCAAGGGGTCTGAAAAGCTGGTTCTGGACCCGCTGGAGATGCTTATTGAGATGGCCTACAAGGCCAACTTTGCCTATGCCCGCAATCGGGTCTTCCGCGGGCTTTACGTCCTTGCCAAGTATGCGGATATGGCAGAAATCAAGGAAATCCCTGCTAAGTTTATACCGGTGCCAGTTACCCTCAAGCAGGAGATCGACAGCGTTTTGAGACCGCAGTTGGAGAGATTGGCGAAGGCCCTGGGGTTTGAAATCAAGACGCTCCACTCCCTGGGGAAGAACAAGTTAGGATATTTCCAGGGCTGGATAAAACAGCAAATAGTCAACGGCCAGGAAGTGGATGACGGGGGGGAGATCGTCACCCGCTTCGCCACGACCGAGAAAGTCCTGTCCCATGAATTGGGGCACGCCCTGGACCAGAGATACAAACTCCAAAATCTGCTCATCAACCAGGGCTCTCCGGAGATGAAACGGGAATTGCGGCGGATCGCCGACCAGAGATGTGGGCCGGGAACCCCCGTCAGTTATCGCAGATATGTGAGGAAACGAGAGGAGCAGGTGGCGGAGTTTGTCAACCGGTTCATCACCGATCGGGATGTGAGCCGGCGCACGGCTCCCCAGACCACCGCCAAGTTTGAGGAATTTCTGAGGTCCAAGCCGGAGTTGCAACCTCTCCTGGAGTTTGCGCCTACGGCCCGGCCTGCTCTTAGGGATTTTTATACCAAACTCTGGGTGCGTAGCCCCTTCCCGCCGGAGCCGGGCACCCTGCCTTATTACCGGGACGGGGTATTACGCTGGCTCAAGGTGCCGCCGGATATCTATAACGCGGCGGTGAACATGATGCCCTCAGAAGTGGGGGTGCTTATGAAAATCGCCAAATTCCCGGCTGATCTCCTGCGGACCGGGGCGGTATTAAATCCGGAGTTCGTCTCCCGGAACCCGGTGCGAGATATCATTCAGGCGTGGCTCTTTAGCAGTTTCGGCTTCAATCCCCTGCTCTGGTTCAAGGACGCTTTTCAGCTTCTCAGCAAGGACCCAGGGGCCATGGAACTGCGCCGCCAGTGGGAGGCGGGAGGCGGGCCCTTGGCGACCTTGGCTCAGAGTTTTACCGACCCTGAGAAGATTACGGCGGAGCAGATTGCTGACCCGTCCAAATTCCGTTATTTTCCTCATCCCCTCCAGGCCCTGCGCCACGTAGCGGCCTTCCTGGAGAACATGACGAGGTTTTCCATTTACAAGCAGGCCAGACAGAAGGGGCTGACCCATGCTGAGGCTATTCATGAGGCCCGGCGCACCACCCTGGATTTCAGCAGGGTTGGGGGCAACCCCGCCGTCCGCTATTTGGGGATGCTCATTCCTTTCTTCAATGCCTCGATTCAAGGGGTGGACAAGCTGGTGACGGAGCTTAAGGGGCCGAACCGGAAGAAAGTCTGGTTCCGGCTGAGCCTTCTGGCCACCGCGTCTATTTTACTCTACCTTTTGGCCTCTCGGGACAAGCGCTACAAGGAACTGGAGCCTTGGGAGCGCAACTACTTCTGGCACATCCCCCTGGGGCCGGACCAGCCTATCCTCCGCATCCCCAAACCCTTCGAGGCAGGGATCATGTTCGGCTCAGTTCCAGTGGCCATGCTGGATTGGGCTTTAGGACGATCTGAGGGGAAAGGGGTGAAGCAGGCCCTGGAAGCGGCCTGGCAGGCCGCCATGCCGGAAATCGTGCCCACCCTGGCCCGGCCCATTGTTGAATTCCAAGCCAACTACGATTTCTTCCGGGGGCGGGCAATTGAGGATGAAGCTATGAAAAGACTGCCGGTGCAACTGCGCGCCAAGCCCTGGACCACCGAGGCCGCCAAGGCCTGGGGCAAACATTTTGGAGAGGCCACCGGTATCAGCCCGGTAATGATGGAGCACTTCATCCGCAGTTTGGGGGGCGGCCTGGGGGCCAATTATCTGCTCCCGGGAGTGGATGTCATACTGCGTAAGACCGGCGTTTTAAAAGATATGCCCCAGCCGGCCCAGGACGCCATTGAGCAGGTGTGGGGAGTGCGGGCATTTTTCTCCAAACCTCCCACGGGATATCGGGCCCGCTCTGTGGCGGATTTTTTTGAAAAATACCAAGACGTGGTGCAGGCCGAAGCCGCCTGGAAAATGCTCTTGAAAACCGGCAACCAGGAGGAGGCTAACAAGCAGCTACGGTCCCATCCCGAGATTATGTTTGCCCGGGTGGCCCGCAAAGCTATCTCCCAGATGGGCGATCTCAGAGGTCAACGTGACACTATTTATAACGACGCCAAGTTGACACCGGAGCAGAAGCGCGAAAAACTGGACAAAATCGACGCACAACTGCTGGCCATTGCTCAGAAGACAAACATGTTCATAGACCCGGAAGTGGCGGCCAAAGTTGGGCTTCCCTCCAAGGTGCCTGCCGGGCGGCAGAAGAAGGACATGGACCAGTATAGCGCCATCTTGTTGAACCCGGCCGCCGGGGCCTTCAAAAAACTGGAGATGCAATGGCCGGCCTTGGCGCAGATGGAAGAAAACAAGCGGCGCAATCGTTTTGTCCAAGCCATCAGGACTGAGAAAGGCCTTGTCCAGGAGGAAATGGAGCGGAAAGCCCAGGCCAAAAAGATACAGGCGCTTCGCTCAAAAACTATCTGGGACCGTCCCACCAAAGAGGAGAATGAAAGGGCCCGGGAAGCTTACGGCACTTTTATAAAAATACCCACCCCCTGGAAGACGGGGTTCAGGCTTAAACGGGAGGAGGCCGGATCATGAAATATGAGCGCTATCACCGGAAACGGTATACCTTCACCTTCCCCAATGGGGCTTCGGGGGGCGGCTTGATTCAGAGCGTGCCCCTGCCGTATGAGGGGGAACTGCTCTGGATTCACCAGCGCAATGGGGCCAACACCAACAGCGTGACGGCACAGTTGACCCTGGAGGACGACGACGGCTTCCAGATTTTCGACGGCACCGCCAAGGCTGCCAATGGCACTTATAACCATGAGTTTGGGGTCACCATCCGGCGCATTCTCGCTGGCCGCAATACCCTGAAATGCACCATCTCGGGAGACCCGGGGACAAGCGGATATGTGATTGAAGCCGTGGTTTATTTCATCGGCCGGGACGGATAGGTAAGGAGGGCTCAATGAATGAGGGAACAGCGGATAATAGAAGCTTATGGGCCTCATCTGGTCCTGGACGGCTACGAATGCGACCCCATGCGCCTGGCTGACCTGTCTTCCATATATGATTTTCTGGACAGGGCCCCTGACATTATTGGCATGACCAAGATCATGCCGCCGTATGCTTTTCAATTCACCCCACAACCTCCACGTCCTCCGGAGGATGCGGGTATCTCTGGTTTCGTCATCATCGCCGAGAGCCACATCAGCATCCACACCTACCCAAAACGGGCCTACCTCAGCGCCGACATCTTTTCCTGCAAGGCCTTCCCGGTGGAAACAGCCGTTAATTTCCTGGTAGGGCACTTCGGCATCGGACGCTGGGAATCTCGGGTTTTTGACCGGGGACTGGAGTATCCCCGGGACCTTCACCTCGCCAAAAAGCAGGTCATGGAACAAAGAACAGGGAGAGGGTTGTGAGTTGGCTGCCTCTCACCTATGAACAGGCGGTTACCCGTTATCTGGCCAGCAGGGTTGGGCCAATTCTCACCGCGGGTCGGATGGAGCTCTGACCATGGCACAGGAGCTCACCAATTTTCTTTTGGCACTTATGGGGATTATAGCCAGCATTGCTGGAGTATTGTTCTGGCGTATGCTTACCCGGATGGAGGAAAAGGTGGATCAATGGTGGAAGGAGCATATGGACTGCCGACAGCGACAGATGGAACTGTTCGTGCGCCGGGATGAGTTTCAGGAGTGGAAAGATGGGCGTCGGGATTTGTGGGAGAGAATAAACAAACACACTCACACCCCCAATGGGAGTGTGATCTTAAGAAGGGAGGATTGAGGTGGTCTTAAGGCAGGGCATGAGTGGCCCTGAGGTGCGCCGGGTGCAGCAGCGCCTTCAGGAGCTTGGCTTTTTCACCGGGACGCCCCGGGGGAATTTCGGGGAGATGACTGAGGCAGCAGTTAGGGCTTTCCAGGCGGCCAACGGACTGGCGGCGGACGGTGTGGTCGGTCCCGAGACCTGGCGGGCCCTATTTGGGCAGGGAGAAGAGCAAGCCCAGCCATCCCATGACTTTGGGCTTTTACCCCCTTGGCTAATAGAAGCCCTGAAGGATTTGGGGAAAGGGGTGGAGGAGGTGCCAGGCCCCCAGCATCACCCGGACATTGTGGAGGCGTTCCGGCACACCAGCTTGGGAGCTCAGCCGGATGAGACGCCTTGGTGCTCAGCCATCCTGTGCGCCTGGATGGAGCGGGCTGGTCTTAATAGCACCAGAAGTGCGGCGGCGGCGTCCTGGCGGGATTGGGGCCGGGAGCTGCCGGATGGAGGCCAGCGTCTGGGGTGCGTGGTGGTGATGTCCCGGCCTGGCGGAAACCATGTGGCCCTCTATCTGGACGAAGATGATCAAGGGGTTTATTGCCTTGGTGGGAACCAAGGGAACCGGGTGAGCATCCGCCATTTTCCCTGGGACCCGATTACCAACTTCAGGTGGCCGTCGTAAGGTTGGCCCACCAGTAAAAAGGCGGCACCCGAGTTGCTCAGTTGCCGCCCTGATTAGCAACGGCCAAGCCGTCCTCCGGGTAACCGGATTGGAGGTGATTATGCCATGAGCACAAACGAAATGGAAATCTTGAGGCCCATGTTTGAGCGCATCATCCGGGAAGAGGTGCGGGAGGCACTGAAGAAGGAAGAGCGGCATCGGTTTACGGAAATCTTCATAGACCCGGCCAGCGGCCAGCTTTCTTGCTCCCGGGTGGGGATGTTCCTCTTGGTGGCCGTGCTGTTCCCGGCCAGCCTGGTGCTCCAGGCCCTGGGGTTCAATTTAGGACAAGCGTGGACCTCCTTTGTGGCCCTGGCCGGGACCTTGGCGGGGATTTATGGCCTCAACTCGGCGGCAAGGGTGTGGCGGAATCACCGGGGTGAGTGACCCATGTGGCTTCTCAGGCTAATTTTTTCGAAAGTAGGGGCTGTCCTCGGTGCGGTTCTGGGGTTTTTGGGATTATGGGCCTGGGGGAGACACCAGCAGGCCAAACGGCAGGAGGCAGAGGCCCGGGCCGAAGTGGCCGAAACCATCCTGGAAGTGAAGAAGGAGGAGGAGCGCCGCCATGAGAAGGTGGATCAATCTACTCCTGATGAGCTTATTGATTACTGGCGCAAGTAGCTGCGCCACGACGGTTCAGAAGGTGGCCCCGCCGCCCCTGCCGGAGCGTCCGTCCCTAACCTCTATCGTCCAGGACAAGAACGATGCGACCGGGGAAATAGGGGTCTGGATCAGCATCCCAGACCTGCGTAAGTTGACCAAATATTCTGAGTCGATTGAGGCGGTGCGGGAGAATTGGAAGTGAATGTACGGAAAGCTTCCCTAGGGGTGGAGGCGGACAGTTTAGACTTGTGGGTTATTCTTACAGATTTTTTCTACTAGGATTTTTAGATTTTCTTCTTCAGTCTGACTTAAATCTTCTTTGATAATAGTCCCTGCACGAACGGAGTGCGCCTTCTTAGAAATTTCTGCAATTTGAATAAAATTATCATTTTTAGGATCATATTTTGGCACTTTCATATACTCAAAAATAGTTGTGCCAATTTGCTTGCCCAATAAAAACCCGCCCAACCAAGTTCTCACGGGGCGTGAATTCAAAAAGCCACATAAGTAGTGTGCTTCATTTTCATCGTATAATGATGCAAAATAAAGCTTGTGGTCTGGTATAAGCAGCTTATTAGGAGTAATAGAATCTTGTTTTGATGAAATTACAGCGGCTCTAAATTTCTTAGGGTTTTGTTGTTCCATCCAAATCACCTTATACGGTGAAAATGTATAATTACCAATGCAATATATTACGTAAAAAGGCAAATCTTGTTGATATCTTTTATATGATGATCGCTTTTTTAATAATTTATCATAATTTGAGAAATAAGAATAGGCCAGGGGATATTTGTTAGCAAAATCATCTTCACTTTCTACATCATTATAATGTAGATTAGGAATGATCTGATACCATCCGTTGGTGCGATAACTGAACCTACCCAAATCACGTCCCCTAATCAAAGGATAAAGTAATTCTGCTTCAATCCATGCTCCCTCAACTGAGTCAATGAGTTGGGCTCCAGGTAATTCCTCTTCGGTTAAGGTTCTTATGAGGGCTCTACCAGAAGATTTAGAATATTTCTCAACCTTAACCCAATAAATGCGTGAAAAATCAGAGTTGGTGCCACGGTGAGCCAAATTTAAATAATAACTTGAGTGACCCTTTAGAAAATAAGAATGATCGTAATGTTCCCTATCTCCTGTAAAAAAAGGAGAGCCCCAGGCTCCGACCGGACAGGCTGAGCCGTCAACAATTTGCGTAAGCTCATAAGCTCTTGTAAGTGATAATGCCGGATGGACCCTGCCGCTTCCTTTGGGGTGCCATATTTTACAGGGAATCTCCGTGAATTCTGCATCGGAGGCGTTTTCTACCTTCTCAGCTATATATATTGATGTTTCATTTGTAGCATCGGGGAAGGGCTGCAATGCTGTGAGGTCCTCGATATGTAAAATTCTAAGACCAGTACCATCTGGTAGGGCGCCAAGTCTGAAGCCCCTTGCTGAGCCTGATTTGAACACAGTCCAAGTGATCAAAAATGCAATTTTGCCCGCCAACTTAAGCCAGTGGTCAACCGAGCTAAAGGCGACTACTGTAGAGATATCGCTCTCTATTCCCCCGGAATATCCCTTGCCGGAAACAAGACCATAATATAAACAGAAACTTTTTACCCTTTTTCTATATGTTTCCGGCAGCCTACTCCATCTCACCCAAGGTGGGTTTCCCACAATCAGATCAATTTTACCAAAGCTTTTAGGTATAAAGTTATTTTTAAGAATACGGCACCATATTTTATTCCATTCACGTTTATGAAGAGATGATATTATGTTATAAAACTCCTCCAATTTATTTATCACATATTGTGTTAAATGTATTTTGACACTATCATCTCCCTCTAAAACTTTTTTAAAAAAGGTGAAATCTTTATTTTGCGCAACACATTCTTCACATTTAAGTAAAACTTTTTCTAAAACACGTGACTTAACGAGAGATAGAGGAATTTGCAAAATAAAGAGTTCTACCTCGGTATCAAGAAAATATTCGAGATAAGCATTACCATCATCATCTTCCTTTTCAATAGGCACATTGATACAATCTGCCAAATACACAGGGATTTCCACATCATGACCGAGTGCGAATACCAAATCTGCAATGGAGAGGATGTAATTAGCCCTGGCAGAAATAACTGCAAGGGGATTTAGGTCGATCCCTTTAATATTTATGAGCACAGTTTCCAGGGTCTTGAGAGGCGATAAATTTTCCCGCTCGCATTGCGCTCTTAACCTGATTATGCATTCAACCAAAAATGTGCCTGAACCACATGCGGGATCCAAAACCTTTTGTTTGGTATTTCCATTGTAACCGACTTGATCGAGAAGATGCTGGGCTAGCCAATCAGGTGTGTAATATTCGCCCAAATCATGCCTGATTTGCTCGTCCACCAAATCAGTATAGAATTCCTTGAGAAGGTCTTTTATGGCTTCAGGTTTAAGAATGGCTGTAGCTGGTTCAAAATCAAGAAATTCACGGGCCAAGGCTTTAAAAGCAACAGCTAATGGCTTGGACTCCTCATGAATATACCAACTAAAAAAATCTCCCTCAAGAAAATTACTAATACGGTATCTCCGATAATATTCACTATCCTCAAGAAAAACCAAAATCTTATATAAATCTTCATGAGATGGCGCAGTTGCCAAAGATTCGCATAAGGTAGAAGGAATAGCAGTTGTAGCAGCAAGTAATTCGGACGTTAGGATTTTTACCACTAAGCTGTAATAGCTATGCATGGCAAAAAGGATATGAGATGAATCTTTTGTGGCAATGCCGTTTTGTATCGCCCAGGCTTTAACAGATGGCAACTGCTCAAGCCCATAAGTTGAAACCTGCTGAAATAATCTTTTCCATTCTCGAAATAGCATGTTGGTTCGATGCTTAGGCTTGGCAAGATGGGAGCACATTACTCGGATAACCTCTATCGCCACTTCAGAATGTTTGCCAAAAGCTTGGCTTAACATCTTGGATGTTAGGGGCTTGCGTTTCAAAGAGCGGTAAACCTGAATAAGGAAGAGCAAGCTACTCTCGGTGATCAGCATCCTTTTTGACCAGGACCAAGAATTTCCAGTAGATGTGCAAAAAAACAGAGAAGACCCGTCCCAAAGGTAACCTATCCATTTACTACATTCTTCAGGATTATTCGTATGCCCACCATTCGTTACTCCATCGAGATACTTGACGATCTGTTCTTTAGCCTTGAGAAGCTCCTTGGGTTTGTTAAGTAAATTAGGACTCTTATAATCGTAAACAATATGTCCAAAGACACCATCCGGCCTATCCGCATTAATCTGAGCCAGACCCATGTTCTGGAGAGTTTCATCTACATAAGGGTCAAACTTAATACCAAACTCACCGAGTAATTCTCTGAGGATTTGATGAAGCTCTATCTCCAGCTTGGCTTCTGAACGGCAACTATCAGTAGCTTTTTTAATTCGAAATATGTAGGGTGACAAAGAGATTTCATATTCAAGAGAACCATGTTTATAAAAAGAATCTGCATTCATTTTTCTATTCCTATTACAAGTTTTAAGGCCAAGGCCAAAACGGGCCACAGGAACACCAGGAGGAGGATAAAAAGCCCCCACCGGCCCCTGATTCCCTTTCTTATTCCTATATGCATTGCGGACCTTGCGGCTCCACCCAAAAAACGGGGATTTGGCGGCAACCTTAGCCGTTTCGGGTAAACAAGCTTTCTCTGTCCTTTGGTATCGGCCAGAAGCGTTTAGCGAGATATTGCCTCAACCTCCCACACTTCGACCCCACTGTCATCCACCAGCCTGACCTGGTAGCCGCAGTAGGTTTCCAGGAGTCTGTTGAGCAGGTCCTCCAGGGTCTGGATGGTGGGCTTAGCTGGATCGGTTCCCAGAAGGGCGTCCACGATGCGGCCCAAGTCGCCTCGGGCCTCCACCTTTTGCCCCAGATACCGGATGGCCTGGGCGATAATCAGGCCGGCGGAGAACACCAGGAATGGTTCCCCTGGGGGCGATTGGGACAGAGCCTTGGTTATCAGGTCAAAATGCTCCGCAACCTCAGCCTTGAAATCCTCAGGCACGAGAGAATAGAACAACTCATCGGCGAACCAGTCATTGGCTACCCGGCAGGCAATCGCCATTTGCCGTATCTGCTCATCCGGCGTTCCCCGCTTGAAGTTTTGGGCTGAGAACTGGGGGTGGACGGTCTCAGCCAGTTTGGCATGGCAGAGCTCATGGAGATATTCGGTAGGTCGCAAGGGATCAGCCTGGCTGCCGGATGGGATGTAGATTACATGCTCTTTCCTGAAGTGGTCGGACAAAATATGAAAGGTCGAGTCAGAGCTGCATTTCTCAAGCACCCGCCATTTAAGCGAAGATCGGAGCTTTTTGATGGCTTTTCTGATGGCCTTTTGCCGGTTCAATGCCAGTTCCTGTTTTCATTACTCAATTGGCCAGGACCTAAGGCTCCGCCCACGGAGCACAACAGCTTCAGCAGGCAGCCGCACAGGTGAACTGGCCGGAAGAGTCGGTGCGTATATGGATTGAAGCTTTGGGTTCGTGTGGTTTCATTTCAGAAAATATGCTCTCTGCCAATTTCTTGGACTCCTGATGCAATCCCATGCGGGCGGCATAAAGTAACCGGATCAACCGGTCGGCGATGCTGGAAGGTTTTTCCTTATCATTTTCCCACCGGGAGAGTGTGGTATTGTCCACCCCCAGGAGTTGGGCGAATTTTACCCCGGTCAAAGCCAAGCGTTTGCGCAAGAAACGGATTTCTTTGCCGTTCAAAGGATGCTTCTGAGATAACAGGCAGGAGCCGATAAGGTTATGAAGTTCAATGGGGCTGGGAATCAACGGCCCTTCCTCGCCACAGGCACAGCGAAATAATTCGATGCCACACAACCAGACATTTTCAAGGCCGGATTCCAGATAACGATAATCGCCGATGACGGTTTCTCCGGGTCGCCCGCAGACTGGGCAGATGATCTGTCTCATGGCTTCCTCAGAAAACTGATAAACAGGTCAGCATATTGTCGGTTGGGTTGATTTGGAATACAATGGTCAGGGGTTCCTCAGACAAGTCTTTCCCTGAAATCCGGAAAATCCCTTTCTCTTCGTCTCCCGGCTCTACGCCTGGAGCAATCTCTCCCCAAAACAAAACCTGAAAAATATCATCCATCTGAACCTGCCGTTCGACCATCCGCTGCCGGCAATGTCTGGTAAGGAAAATGCATTTGTGCCCTTTTCCGGTTAAGATTTCACGAATCAAGGAACGGGCATTGTCAATGTTTATTATCGTCATCTTTGAGAAAATGTCAAATATTAATAATTTCGCCTTTTGGAAATACTGACAAAAAATCACCTCACCCAACTGGTCCACGACCAGATGACCCGTCCGATGATGAGGTGGGGGTTTCTGGCCTTCTCCAGGGCCAAGGGTGGGTATTCGGGGTTGTCCGACACCAGCACCCAGTGGGCCTCGGTCTGGAAAACCCTTTTGATGGCGCAGCCGCCCTCTTCATCCAATCTTACCGCGAAAATGGCCTTGGGTAAAGGCTGGACCTCGGTGGGGTCGATGATGACGATGGAGCCCCGGCGGATGGTGGGCTCCATGGAGTCGGCGTCCGGGGCCAGGCGCACGGCCCTGAGGTTGTGGTGCTCCCGGGCCCCGATCTCCGGTTTATAGACCCAAACCAGGTCTTCCACATAGTCGCCCGGGATGGCCCCGGTGTAGCCGGCGGCGATGCGGCCCTCAACCAGGGGGACGGCCAGGTAGTATTCCGGGTGCAGGCCTTCGGGGATTTCGGGTTGGGTCCCGGCCAAGGTGATGATGGGCTGGATGCTCTGAAAGTCTTTGGGTTCCTGGCCGGTGAGGAGCCAGTCGATGGAGGTTCCGAAGACCTCTTTGATGACCATCAGGGTATCCACCGAGGGCCGGGTTTCCCCGCATTTCCAGCGGCTGAGGGCGCGGTGCACTCCGACCATCCGGTTGAAGGTCTGTTGGTCTTTGATGCCCTTCTCTGCCATGAGCTTTTTTACCTGGCGCAGAAAAATTTCCAGGGAAAACATCTTCTTGGCCATGATTACCATCCTCGGCTAAAAAAATTTCTTGACAATACCCGCTAACGTCCATTATCTTCCCTGTTGTTTTTTATACCGGAATCGGAAACTTTTTGCAAAGGAAAAATGCGATATCTTTCACTTATCAGGCATATAAAGGAAAACATTAGGTTTTTGGCGACGGCCTGAATTGGTGACGGC